ACGACCAGGAGATTTACGTCCACCGCTACTACGACCAGTCGTGTGTGTCGCTCGACCCGGCACACGAGCAGCCGGACGGGTCTGACGCGGAATGGGCGTTTGTCGGCGGGTTTGTCCCGGCGGCGCAGTTCAAGCGGGAGTATCCCGACGCGTCGGCAACGGCGAACATGGACGACGCGTTCATGGGGGTTGGGGATGAAGCGCCCGAGTGGATGGGCGAGGACAACAACGGTCAGCCGACGGTGCGGGTGATGGAGTATTTCGTCATCGAGCGCACGCAGGCGGAGCGGGTGGCGTATCGCGACGCGCAGGGCGGGTTGGCGTCGGCGTGGGGCGATGAGGTGCCGGAGTCGGTGCCATCGGAGGCCATTGAGACGCGCGAACCGTCGGAGCGTCGGCGGGTGCGGTGGTACAAGATTACGGGCACGGAAGTGCTGGCGGAGCAGGTGTGGCCGGGTCGGTATATTCCGATCATTCCGGTGATTGGTCGCGAGCAGAACATCGACGGCGTGCGTCGGTGGATTGGGGTGATCAATCCGGCGAAGGACGCGCAGCGGCTGTTTAACTACGCGGTCTCGACGGCGGTGGAGACGGTGGCGTTGGAGCCGAAAGCGCCCTACATCGGCTACGAGGGGCAGTTTGAGGGGCATGAGGAGTCGTGGGCGCAGGCGAACACGCGCAACTTCCCCTATTTGCAGGTGAAGCCGACGACGATTGGGGGCCAGCCCGCGCCGATGCCGCAGCGGCAAGTGGCGGGGGCGCAGTTGGGGCCGTCGATTGCGTTGATTCAGCAGGCGGCGGAGTATGTGAAGGCGACGACGTTTGTCTACGACCCGAGTCTCGGGGACGCGAGTGGCTCGCGGAGTGGGCGTGCAGTCATGGCGTTGCAGCAGCAGTCGGACGCCGGGAATTCGAACTACCTCGACAATCTGGCGCAGACGTCGATGGTGTTTGAGGCGAAGGTGTTGCTGGATTTGATTCCGCACATCTACGACCGTCCGGGGCGCATCACGCGGATTCTGGGCACGGACGACACGGCGACGAAGGTGATGCTGAATGCGCCGTTTGTGCCGGGGCCGGATGGGACGCCGCAGCCTGCGCCGATGGGGATGCCGCCGGGGATGCCGGGGATGCCGCCGGGCATGATGCCCGGACAGATGCGCGGACCGATGCCGGGACGACCGATGCCGAGGCCCCCGTCGGAGCCGACGAAGCACGACTTGCAGGCGGGGCGGTATGGGGTGACGGTGACGGTCGGCAAGAGTTGGCAGTCGCGGTCGGCGCAGGGCGCGGATGAGATTGCGCAGGTGTTGCAGTCGTCTCCGGCGCTGATGCCGATTATTGGCGACTTGTTCTTCAAGTATCGGGACTTTCTGGGCCACGAAGAAATCGCGGAGCGGATGAAGAAGATGCTGCCGCCGAACTTGCAGGCCGGGGACGAGGAGGCGGGCGGCGCGCCGTCGCCCGAGGTGCTGGCCGCACAGCAACAGGTGCAGCAGGTGCAGCAGCAGGCGGGGCAGATGATTGAGCAGTTGACCCAGCAGTTGCAGCAGATGCAGCAGCAGATGGCGCAGCAGGCGCAGGCGATGGAGGCGGACCAGTCGATGCAGCAAATGAAGCTGCAAGCGGACCAGTCCATCCAGCAGATGAAGATGCAGGCGGACTTGCAGCGTGCGGAGATGGACGCGCAGACGAAGTTGCAGATTGCTGAGCGGCAGATTGACACGGAATGGCGGATTGCCCAGTTGCGGGCAGAGACGACGTTGCGGGAGACGGTGACGAAGGGGCAGACGGCGGTGACGTTGCAGGACGACGCGCAGGCGCACGCGGTGGGCATGGCGGGTCATGCGGCGGCGTTGCAGATGACGTCGGCGGCGATGGAGCCGGTGCCGTTTGATGACGACAAGAACGAAGTGCCCGACGAACCGGGCTATGGAGTGTAAGGGATGGATGGCACACTGACGTTTAACAGCGGCAAGGCGATTACGCCGAGCAACACCGTGAACTTCGACGGCACCACATGGAGCGCCGCTGCGGCGCAGGCCCCCATCGCGGCGCAGGGGCTGTATGTCGGCGGCGCGGGGGTGGTGGTGGCGGTGTGGCCGGACGGCTCGACCTCCAGCCTGACGGCGACGGCGGGGTCGGTGCTGCCGCTGCGATTGATTCGCGTGAACAGCACGTCCACGACGGCCAGTTTGTTGGTCGCGTTGTATACGATCTAAACTAACGCACACGAAAGACGAGTATTCACATGGACACCAGTATCGCGCCTGAACCGGCTGCGCCGATTGCAGATTTTGTCGTCGAAACGAATGCCCCGGACCCGGTGCCGTCCGTGACGCCGGAGGCGACGGCGTCTGACGACGCGGCGCTGGAGGACTCGGCGCGGGCGTCGGTGCCGGACAGTGACGCACCGGACGAGGCCACGACCTCGGCCTTGCACGCGAAGAAGCGGTCGCTGGAGGGGCGCAAGCAGACCTACCAGCAGCAGATCAACGACCTTGCGCGGCAGCGCGGGGAGTTGCAGCGCACGATTGAAGCGGAGCAGCGCCAACATGCGGCGTGGCGGCAGCAGGTGCAGGCGCGTGCGCCCGAGGCCGAGCCGCCCGCCCGTGTGCCGGTCACTGACCCGTATGCGCCGACGGAAGACCAGTTCGAGACGTATGGGCAGTATGTGCAGGCCACGTCGGCGTATCATGCCCAGCGGGCGGTGGCGCAGGCGACGCAGCAGGCACAGGTGCAGGCGCGGGAGCAGGGGCGTCAGCGGTATGAGGCGCATGTCGATGGCACGCACATGCAGCGGGTCCAGACGTATGCGGCGTCGAACCCCGCGTTTGCGGAGATGGTCAACCGTGAGGACATTCAACTCTCGGTGCCGATGATTGATGTAATTAAGCAGTCCGAGATGGGACCGCAACTGATGGAATATCTCGCCCGTCATACGGATGAGGCTGAGCAACTCGCACGTGAAGGTAATCCACTCGTCGCCTACGGGGCGATGAAAGTGCTCGAAGAACGGGTGTCGGTCGCCGGTCGGAGCGTGTCGGCCACACCGCAACGTAGTCAAGCGCCGCCACCGATCACGCCGGTGGGCAGCGCGCCCAGTAGTGGTGCCCACGACCCGTCTGAGTTGGCGTTTGGAACCGAGTATGTGTCTCGGATGAATGCGCTGGATCGGCAACGGCGTCGGTGGCGCTAAACATTGTCACGATTTAGAGTGGAGTAAACGCATGGCTAATTCACTAGTCACGCCAACGTGGTATACCAAGGAAGTCGCCAGAATTCTGGTGAACAACTTGAAATTCGCAAGCAATGTCAACCGCACCTATGATGATCAGTATGTGCAGGCGGGGGCCAAGATTGGCTACACCGTCAATGCTCGTCTGCCTCAGCGGTTCACGGTGACCTCGGGACAGGCGTTGCAGACGCAGGGCATCAACGATCAGTACGTGCCGATCACGTTGACCCATCAGAAGAACGTGGCCTATTCGTGGTCCACGGCATCGATGACGCAGGAAATCGACAACGTCCGTGAGCGGTATGTCAAACCCGCCGCCACCGCGCTGGCGAACGCGATTGACTATGACGGCCTGAACACCGTGTTCACCGACATTTATCAGTCGGTCGGCACGCCGGGTTCGACGCCGAGCAGCAACCTGACCTACTTGCAGGCGGGCGCGAAGCTGACCAACAGTGCGACCCCTGCCGATGGCCGGGTCGCGGTGCTGGACCCGACCTCGATGGTGACGTTGGCGAACGCCAATCTGGCGCTCTTCAATCCGGCGTCCACCATTGCCGAGGAATACAAGAGCGGTCAGTTCGCGGGTCGCGCGCTGGGCGTGAGTGCGTGGTATGAGGACGCCAACGTGGCGAAATACACCACCGGCACGTTCACCTCGTCCACGCCGTTGGTGAATGGCGCGAGCCAGACGGGCTCGTCGTTGGTCACGGATGGCTGGGCCTCGGGTGCGTCGTCAATGGCGAAGGGTGACATCTTCACCATCGCCGGTGTGTTGGCGGTCAACCCGGTCAGCTATGCCTCCACGGGCGCGTTGCAGCAGTTCGTGGTGACGGCGGCGATCAGTGACACGTCGGGGGCGATGACGATTGCCATTGCGCCGTCGATTGTCACCAGCGGCCAGTTGCAGACCGTGACGGCGTCTCCGGCGGATAACGCGGCGCTGACGGTTGTGGGGTCGACGGCGGGTGTGTTGGCGGCGACGGTGACGTCACAGTCGCTGATGTATCATCCCGACGCGTTCGCGATGGTGATGGCAGACTTGCATCGTCCGAACAGTGGCGCGGAAGCGACCACCGTGCGGTCAAAGGAGCTCGGAATTTCCATTCGTATGGTGCAGCAGTATCAGATTGGCACCGACCAAGAACCGACGCGTCTCGATGTGTTATACGGGTGGGCAACCCTCCGTCCGACGCTGGCGTGCCGGGTGCAGGGATAAGGGGGCAATAGATGGCACAGACAACCACGACCATTAGTGCAGCGGTCGGCGCGACCGACTTGACCATTCCCGTGACCTCAGCCACGGGGTTCGCGGCAGGCAACTACCTCCGACTCGACAACGAGTTTATGGTGGTCACGGCGGTGTCCGGCACCAACATCTCGGTGCGGGCACGCGGCGATAAGGGCTCGGGTGCGGTCGCGCACAACATCCTTGCCATTGCCAACACGGGGCTGGATAGCGATCTGGCGGTGCAGCCGATGGGGCAGGCCGCGCAGATTGACCCCCAGTTCCCGACGATCGTGACCTATTCGGCGGCGGGCGCGATTGCGATTCCGGTGCAGAACACCATGGTGGTGCTGAATGGCGGAGCCGCGCGCGCGATGACGCTGGCGGGTCCGGCCAAGGATCAGGACGGGTTGACCGTGACCGTGCTGAATGCCTCGGCGTTTGCCCATACCGTGACCTACACGGCGGGCTTCTATGGGGACACCACGTCGAGTGACGTGATTACCTTTGCCGCGAAAGCGGGGGCGTCCTTCATTTGTGTCGCGCGTGGCGGCACATGGGGACTCTTGGGTCTGACGAACTGCACGATTGCGTAGTACGACCGTGGGGGGCCCCGGTGGCCCCCTACGTTTTCTCTCGGTTCGCGCCTGCGGGCGTGAGAAAGGTCAACCATGTCAATTGTGAATACGGGACAGACGGAACTCGATCAGGAGATTGCGCGATGGAACAAGCCGTATGTCTTCACGCCGTATCCCAAAATGCTGTATCGGGGTCTGCTGAAATCCAATGGGTCCACGCAGGTGGACGAGCGCATTGTGGCGTCAGCGGGCGAGCATCGCGAAGCGGAAGCGGAACGCTGGGTCGAGTCACCGAGTGGCGCGACGGCGCAGGTCGAAACCGTGCAGCAGGAGATTTCGCAAGCCGCTGCCGAAGCGAACGCCGCCGCCACGAAGATGTCATGGAAAGCGCAGCGCGAGCGGAAGTTCCCCTT